ATGGCGGGGCATCGCCCGCCAAAAAATCGACCCCCCTGCGCCGCGGCGCCATCAGAACCGGGTCCGGTACGCCGCGCTCGTGTCGTGGTAGCGCCATCGACGCGCGTTCGTTATGTCCGCGCCACGCGCCCGGTTGCACCGTGGACACGACGCTCGCAGGTTGGTGGGTGTCCAGAACTCGCCGCCCTCAGCGACCGCCACCACATGATCCACCTCGGTCGCCCAGCCCTGGCAGCGAGCACCACGGATCTGGCACACACCACGATCACGCTCGAGCACCAGGCGTCTCAGACGTTGCCACTCCGGTGTGCTGTACCGCGGGTCAGTGCTGGGCATGCTTACAGCAGCCACCACAGCAGGAGGGCGATGAGAGCCCAGATGATGGCACCGGCAACGATGAGCAGGAGCAGCCCTCGCGCTACGGGAGGCATCAGGTCGCCACATACGGTGTGCTGTAGCGCTGGTCGGTGCTAGGCATGAAATAGTGGTCGGATCGTTCGCAAGTCCACATCGGTCTCGAGGTATTGGGCGGCCGCTCGCAATCTGTCCGGGTCATGATCGAAGTTGCCCATGCCGCGATTGCACTTGCCGCAGAGCATGCCGCGAACGCGGCCAGTCTCGGCGTCGTGGTCGACATCAAGTCGACGACCGTGGTAGTTAGACCGGCCACAGATGGCGCACACGCCATTCTGATCGCGGATGATCCGCATCACGTCCGCGATCCGTAGCCCATACTGACGTCGGAGGTAGCCCGAGTGCCGGTAGTCCTTGCCGTTCGCTTGGCTCCGGGCGTTCGCTGCCTTCTTGCAGCATTCCTTGCACTCCCTCGACAGACCGTCGCGATTACGACGATTCGTGTAGAAGTCCGCCCACTGCTTGTGCTTGCGACACTTCGGGCACCGTTTCATGATCACCGATAAGTGGGGTTATCCGCACTAGCCACGGCGCAGCTCGTGAAGGTGGAAGGTCGTGTCGTGCAGCGCGACGTAGTCCTCTGGTGGCGGCAAGTGCATGACCACCTCAAGGTCAGGCGGCAGTAGCTGATAGCGGGCGTCGGCGATCTCGTCCCAGCGCGGGTAGCGCGAGCCACGGCCGCGCTTGTCGGCGAAGCTGATGGAGAGGTGCCAACCTTCGGGCTCGTCGCCCACTAGGCAGGTCAGAAGGCCGTCGCCCACGTTCCGACGCCAGACGGTGATCGGCACGCCGTAGATGTGGTGGTCGCGCTCGGCGTCGTGGCGCCACGGTGATCGCTGGCGGGTCAGCGGCCGTGCCACGTTCGCATAATCCGGACTACCGGGCATGAACGCTCAGCTTGTGGTTGCGTAGCTCGGCCAGGCCGAGGCCTTCGTTGTGTTTCTTCCAGCCGTCCCGGTCGTCGAAGGTCAACCCGCACGAGCAGACCAGGACGCGGTCGGCGCCGGCCAGGGCCAAAACGTCGTCGACCTGCGCCTGATACTTCTTGACTTCGCCAGACGGCTCGACCGCTGGCGAGTGTCGGCCCTGCCAGTCGCGCAGCGTCCCCCAGGCAACCCCTAGTTGCTTAGACGCCCGAGTGAGACCAAGCTCGGCCACGAGCAGCACGGCCGCCTCTTTCTCCTCGATCGAGTACGTCCGCCGCCGGCGTTTCGTGTCCGGCTTCGTGTCGGGCGGCAGGTCGGCCGGGCGTAGCTCCCGGCGGAGCAGCTTCAGAGCGGCCAGCGCGTCGTCGAGCGCCTTCAGCTGCCCGTACAGGTCGCGGCGTTCCGCTTCGATGAGCGTGATCGCCGTGGCGATCGAACGCGGGATCCCGTGATCGCTCTGGGTCACGTCAGCGCCTTTCGCTCTTTCACATAATGCGGATTATCAGGACTCATCGTCGTTCCAGATGATGAGGCAGGAGCCGAACGGCGGCCGGTCGTTCGCTTTCCGCTGCTCATCGCCGGGCCCGTAGAACCGGATCCGGCCCGGAAGGAACTCGACGGTCACGATGCCATCGCGGCGGGGCTCTTCGATGTGGCGCTGCCACCATCCCTGTTCGGTCCGGTTGGCCGGCAGCAGCATGACGATCACCTCGGCGTGCTCGTCAGGATCCCGACACGGGCCGGGCGCCTCCTGCCAGGCTTTCACCACCCACGACTCGATCGAGCTGTACGGCGGGTTGCACCAGACTCGCTCGCCGGCCCACGACTGGCGCAGCCCGTCATCTGCCCGGGTCCAGTAGCGCGGGAGCTTGGCGTTCCACTCATCGGCGGCGGCGTCGACGGTGAACGACCAGCGTTGCTGCCAGAGGTAGAACAGGTCGTCGGGAGTCTCACGGTCGTCGACCGACGATTGCGGCCGTTGCTGCGGGTGGTTCCGGGCCCGGAAGCGGAGCAGGCTCACGGTGTGACATTCCTCGTTATGAAATAACGCCGAATGTCACAGTCCGGATAACGGTGCTTATCCGTCATTCGTCGGTGTGGAACAGGTCGCGGATCCCGAAGCGCTCGTCTGCCAGCACCAACGCTTCCTCTAGCAGCCGGGCCCCCTGCTCTGGCTCGAGGAGCACCGCTGTCACGGTCCGAGCTTTGTGCTGGCGGGTCATCAACTCGCCGTGGATCCCGTGCGCCACATCGACCACCACGGCCCGCATGATCACGAACAGTTCCTCGCCGCTGGCCAGCGCGCCGATCCGTTCGTCGATCGCACCGCTCACCCGCAGCGTCGAGGCCTCCACCGGCACGCCTTCAAACTTGGGTAGACGGGTCTTCATGATGTCTTCCTCCTGTTCTTGTTGCCGGCGATCAGCGCGGCCGTAGTCGCCTCCCGCGATACGCGGCTGCACTCGTCTGAGCAGTACAGGTAGCGCGGGCTGGCGTCGCGCCCGCATGCGAATGCACGTCCGGGGGATCGAGCGGACCTCCTGGCCGCGTGTCTTGTTCACCCGGTAATCGTGGAGGTGCTGAGCGGTGGTGCTATCGGTCATGGTTGGGGGTCTGTCTCATGTCGGCCGGGTGTGACATCCGCACGAATGCCATTCACGGGAATGTCACACCCCCCTGGCCGGCTGAGACGGGCAGACGATCGCGACGAGGGCGTGGGTGGCGGGGTCCCAGGTTTCGAGCCAGCCGGTGCCCTTGCATGGGCATCCTGGGGCGTGCTTGGCGCGACCCCCGCGTTCTTTTACACGTTCCTTTACAAGTTCCCCGTGCTTGGAGTTGCCGCGGTCACCGGCAGCAGTTGCCGCGGTACCGGCACCAGTTGCCGCGCGGCAACCGGCTGCCGCGGTGTCTGTGGATAACTGGAAGAGGAGGCTTGAGCCGGGCCGGTGGACCACGGTCAGCAGCCCGAGGTCGACCAGCCGGCGCACGGCGTAGCGGACCGTCCGCGGTGACAGGGCGGTGTCCTTGGCGATCGCCGCCAGCGACGGCCAGGCCTGCCCGTCCCGGTTGGCCCGGAACGAGATCGCCAGCAGTACGTACTTCGCCGACGGGTCGGGCAGGTCCTCGTCGAAAGCCATCCTCACCGACCTCCAGCTCACCCGTCGCGGTGCAGCCGGAGCTGCGCCGCCCGGTACCGCTCCCGCGCTTGCGCCCGTTTCGCCTCCCGCGCCGCCTCCTCCTCCGCTGAGAGGTGGTCCCGGTCGTAGTGGTACGGGACGTTCTCGACGAACTTCCCGCACTCCTCGCACAATGTCAGCACCGTCTGGCTGGGCCCGCGGGCCGGATGCCAGTCGTCCCATTCGGTTACCACAGCACCTCCCGCATCTCGTCGAAGTTCGACGGCCGCCACACGAAGGTCTGCACCCCCTGCCGGGTGCAGGCGGTGAGCGCCTCGAGCCATTCGTCTTGCTCCGCTGTCGTCTTGCTGCCCCGCCGGTCGGTCTTGAGCTCGGCGAAGATCAGCCGGGGCGGGCGGATCAGCACCAGGTCGGGGAACCCGGCTGGCGAGTGGACGCTGTTCCACGTCCAGTACACCTTCCAGCCCCGCAGCTGGGCCAGGTCGACGACCTGGCCCCGCCATCTGATCTCGTTCATCGGCCGCAGCGCCGGCACCACCCGCGGCGCGGTCACGAGAACGGCCTGCCGTCGTCGTCGGGATCCGCTGGCGGCGGACCGGCCTGGCGGGTGTTTCCTCGAGGCGGCGGTCTCGACGGCGGATCGTCGTCGTCGATTTGGGTGAACAGTCCCGAGCCGGCCACGGCATTCAATGCGGCGCCGACCAGTGCCCGTTTCTGCGACATTTTGACGAGCGTGTTCCACGGGGCCCGATATTCGACGTAGCGGTCCTCGCGAGGCGGCCGACGGTCCTGCTTCGCCCGGGCCCGCTCGAGGCGCTCTGAGTCTTCCGCGGACCGGTAGTAGCGACTCTCGTCGTAGCCGGCGTACCCGTCGCATTCGGCGACGGCGAACTCGCCGCGGTGAACCCGGCAGCGGTAGGTCACGCCACGATGCTCACGGGAGTCGACGTCGTCGATCTTGGTGATGGTGAACCCGAGCCCGGCGGCCAGGAGCAGCATCTCGGCGCCCGGTTTGAGCAGCGCCGGCCGGTCGGTACCGGGGATGATCCCGTAATCGACGTGCTCGGTGAGCGCCGCCTTGGTCACGGCGCGGACCCAGGCGGCCCGCTCCTTGGTCGCCTCCGGGCTGAGCCGGCCCGCCTCGAGGCGGACGATCTCGCCCGTCACGGTGTCGATGTCGGTCCCGGTCACCGCTCGACCCGGGTGAGATCCTGGAGGAACTCGACCTCCTCGAGGGCGTCGTCGAGCGTGGCGGTTAGCGGCAGGGCGACCGGCAGGCCGCGGGCGATCACGCGGGCCTCGACGATGTGCCGGCGCAGCTCCTCGAGGAGCTCCGCGGTGTCGGCGAGGGTCACGCCGTGTTGCCGTTGCCGCGGGCCTGGGCGGCCATCCAGGCGTCCATGGCGCCTTGCTCGAAGCGGATGAGACGGCCGCCGGCCTTGATCGACGGGCACTTGCCCTCGCGGGCCCAGCGCATGAGCCGTTCGCGGGCGAAGTTGTACCGGGCCGCGGCCTCGTCGGGCGTGAGGTAGACGGGCTGGCTCGTGGTCTTCGTTGGCATCTGGTCTCCGCCCTTCTGCCGTGTTCCCTTGATTCCCCCCGCTAAGGAGTGTCCCCCACGGTCCTTTCGGTGTCAATAGTGCCGTTGAGGGTGACAAAGTGCCCGTATCGGCGGCCGAAGGTTTCCGCTACTGTCCCTGCGGGGACACAGAAGGTGCCATAGGTAGCTCCCGGTTGCTTGTGGTTGTGGATCGGGGACAAGACTTTGTGGGTGAGTGACGTGGGCGCGGTCTTGAGAAATCTTCGGAAGAGCCGCGGCCTAAATCAGCTCCAGCTCGAAGAGGCCACCATCGAGGTCGGCCACCGGGTTTCCAAGAGCCAGATTGGCAAGGTCGAGCGGGGCGACCGAGCCCTCTCGGACGAGGTCTACGCCGCTCTGTCACAGGCTCTTCACCTCGGCGACGACGAAAAGGCCCGGATCGAGGCGGCCCGGGCCGGTGAGATCGTCGACGTCGCCGACCAGCTCACCGTGATCGAGCAACGCCTGCTGCTCGAGCTCACCCTGCTTCGGGGCGAGATGCGCGGCCACGCGGACGAGATCATGCGAGCCATCGACCGCATTCGCGACCTCATGCGCCCCTAGCCTGTACCCGCAGAGCACAGAAACGCCCCGGCGCCGCTGATAACGGCCCGGGGCGATGGACGCACCTATCGAGGAGGATGCGACATGGCAAGGGTAAAGCGCGAGGAGACCAGTCAGGGGCCACGCTGGCGGGTCCGCTACCGCCGGCCCGACGGCAGCGAAACATCGAGACGGTTCGACCGACGTCACAAGGCCGAGGATTTCGCGGTGAAGGTCGAGCACGATCGGCGGACCGGCACCTATGTCGACCCGGCTGGACCGCGCACTCCGATACCGGAAGTCATCGACCGGTGGAAGGATTTCGCCCGCCACGGACCCGGCACCATCCCCACCCGGGACAGCGATATCAAGAACTGGATCCTCCCGCGCCTCGGCGCCTACCGGGTCGGGCAGATCGGCGAGCCCGAGCTGAGCGCCCTGGTGACGACCTGCCAGGCCGGACTTGCGCCTGCGACCGTCGTGCGGGTGTGGGCGTGGGTGACCGGGATATTCGCCTACGCGGTGCGGGCCCGGCTGCTGGCTGTCAACCCGACGGTCGGGCTGGCCCCGCCGCCGGCGCCGCGCCAGATCGTCCACCCGCTCGAGGGCGACCAGGTGGAGGCGGGCATCGCCGCCCTGCCCGCTTGGTATCGCACCGCCGCAATCCTCGGCGCCGATGTCGGGCTACGCCAGGCTGAAGTGTTCGGGCTTAGCGTGCCGCGGGTCGGGTTGCGGACATTGCGCGACCTGGTTCTCCCGGTCGAACGGCAGCTGGTGACCTGCCGGGAGCCGTTCTTGAAACTGCCTAAAGGCGAGAAGGTGCGCCAGGTGCCGATGCCTGACACGGTGGCGGAATCCCTGGCCGCCCATCTGGCCGCGTTCCCGCCCCGGGCCCGAGTGCCGGACAAGGTTTCCGGCGACGGGCAACTCCTGGTGTTCGCCAGCTCGGCCGGCGGTCCCGTCACCCGCAGCGTGATCCGAGACGCCTGGAATCGGGCGGCGCGGCGAGCCGACCTGCCGCCCGGTACCACCTTTCACGACCTGCGCCACTACTACGCGTCGGTGCTGATCGACGCCGGCTGCTCGGAACGGGAGATCGGCAAGCGGCTCGGCCATTCGTCGATCGAGGTGACCCAGCGCTACGGCGACCTGCTGGACCGGGCCGCGGACCGCACCCGGGACGCGGTCGCTGCGTCCATCGCCGCCCGGAAGGTTTCGGCCGCGTCCATATCGCGTCCACGGGCCGTATCCGGGCCTTCCAGTTATCAGGAAAATGCAGGTCAGCGGCGGTAGGTGACGGCAAAACGCCCTGTACCTCGGATTCTGGTCACCGCCTTTCACCCGGTCGCGCTCTGACCAGCGAAAACAGCCTCTGACCAGCGGAAACGACCCCCCAACGGTCCTACCGTTAGCACCCGCAGACACCCCAAAAATACCGTTGGTTCACTTTGGGCCGCGTCCATACCGCGTCCACGGCGGCTCTACGGGCGGGTCAGCCAGCGGACCACGACGTAGGCCACCTCGGCCGCCGCGAAGGAACCGGCGAAGATAGCCGCCCAGACGGCAAGCATCGCCAGCCGGCGGTCCCGGTCCGTCAACCGGGGCTAGCCGGGGCGGCGGAGCACCCGGGCCAATACCGCTTCGGGTGGGATGACTCCGACCAGGATCAGCCCGGTCACCCACTGCACGGTATTGGCGGCGGAAACCATGGCGTCGAGGATCACGGCCACTCCGAGCAGATACGAGGCGACCCGGAAGGCCAGCACGGCATAGCTCACCGTCAGGTGACCGGTGCCGTCCACGCCGCGGCCCACGTTTGCGGCCCGACGAGGCCATCGACACCCAGGCCTTTCTCGGCCTGGAACTGCTCGCACACCGACTGTGATGACGGGCCGTACATGCCGTCGGCGGCTAAGGACCAGCCTCGGGCGGCCATCTGAGCTTGCCACGTCGCGACGTTCGCCTGATCCAAGCCGCCGTCGTAGCCGGAATGGCAGTGTGGGTCGGAGGACTGCTGCCCCAGGTAGTCGCTGGGGCCGTACGGAAAGGGTGGCGCTTTGCCGGATGGTGCAGGCGGGCTGGGCGGCGGGGCTGGTGCTGGCGCTTGCCCTGTAGCCATGGCGATCACCTGCGACCACGGGAAGTTCGGGCCTGGGTCGGTGTGACCGCCGCCCATGGCGCCGAGGTCGCCGTGACCGCACACACCGGCGCTCGAGCCTTGCGCCTGGGCCGGGGTCAGCTTGACGATAGGGATACCGAAGGCGGCGGCCTCCTCGGCGATCCAGGCGCTACAGGCGGCCAGCATGTTGGTTTGGCCGGCCCACGTCGCCGCCGACCAGCCTTGGGCCGCTCCAGACGGCGTGCATAGCTCGGTCTGGGTCGCCACGGGATTCGCATTCGCGCTTGTCCATGCCTTCTGATCTCGCGTGACGTACTCGCCGATGGTCGTGGCCGAGGCGTTGTCGATGCCGGTGTGCGACGACACCTGGTTGCTGGGGTTGGCAAACCAGCCCGCCAGCGACTGGATCGTTTGCGCCCCTTCACTGGTATGCACCACGATCAGGCGAACCTTCGAGCCGCCGCGGCTTGAGTAGCACGGGCTGGGCATCCACAGACGCTGGAGCGCCATCAGTCCTCCGGTGTGGTGGGTGGGTGGCTCGGCTCCTCGGCGGGCTCGGGGGCGGGCTCGGGGTCGGGAGTCACGTCAGACATACGTTTCTCCTACGTTTGTTCAGCCGCGGTGGCTGAGGGCGATGAGGATGTAGATGAGGGCGGCGAAGGCGATGATGCCGACCTCGACCAGCAGCACGATGGTTTGGCCGTTGTTCATGTGATGGGGCTCCCGTCGTCGTTGAAGTACAGGCCGGCGACGGTCGGCCAGTTGGCCTGGGTGAGTGAGAGCAGGTCGGCGTCGGTGACCTGCGACTGGTCGATGGTGCCGTCGCCGTTGTCGACCTTGTCGGCGATCCCGGGCCCGCCGGCGGCCATGCGGGTGAAGGCCAGGTAGGTTTCGCCGTCACCGCGTAGGCATTCGTCGGCGACGGCCACCCAGTTGGGGCGGGCGTCGTCCTTGAACGTTTCCGCCTGCTGGACGCAGACAGCCCGGACGCGGGACTGGAAGGCCGGGTCGAAGTACAGCTGGTCTTGGGCGAGGTAGGACATGGCTTCCTCTCAGGAGGGGAAAACGGAGCCGAGCAGGTAGGCGCCGCAGTAGATGGTGGTGGCGCCGGTTAGCTGAACCGTGCAGGATACGGGGATGGCCGAGCCGGGCGGGATGGCGAGCGGAGGTAGCGGGACGGCCCACGCCTGCATCTGACCTGCGGGCTGGTTGAACGTCTGATTGTTGTAGGCCAGGATGCTGGCGTTGAGGTCGGTGCGTTTCAGATCGGGCAGGATTCCGCTCTGACCGCTGGCCGTAAATCCACCAGCCCCGTACAGGGTGGCAATAAGGGTCCCGGGGACCGGCAGCGACGGCAGGGTGCCGGTGAACATTGTTTGAGTGCTAACCGGGAACCCGGTGACCGGCTTGCTCATATAGACCGATGCCGGCGACGGTTTGAACGGCCCGCCCAGACCGCCCGGCCGGACGTCGGTGAGGTTGCCGGCCACCAGGGCGGCGGCGGCGCCGGGCACGTACACCTGGTAGATGGCTACGGTGCCGGCCGGGGTGGCCGGGACGGCGGGGGAGGCGGCGACCGTGCCTTGCACCGAGTCCCAGATCCAGTCGTTGTTGGCGCCGCCGTCGAGGTCGGCGCCTCGAGGATGGCAGATGACCAGGTCGATGCGGTTCTGCCCGGACGGCGGGGCGGCCGGGATGACGATCTGCTCGGACGCGTCGGAGGTGCAGAGGGTGCCGCCGGTGTTGTTCTGGGTGGGGACGGCGACCTGGCCGGCGGCGACGTTGAGGGTCATGCCGCCGGCGACGGATACCGCACAGCCCGAGCTGGCGGGGCCGGGCCAGAGCGCTCCGATCAGGCGGCGGTCCTGGGAGGCGGCGTAGCTGCCCGATTGCAGCCATTGGGGCGTGAAGCGAGTCAAGTGGTTACCTCCTGGTCAGTGCCGCGGTGTCCTGCAGGGGGCGGCGCAGGAGTTGGGGCAGGGTTACCTCGGGTCTGCCGACCGTCAGGCTCACGTCCTCCTGGCCGTCGTCGCCGATGTCGTAGGTGATGCCCAGCACCCGCACGGTGGTATTGACGTTGAGCCGGCCGGCCTGGATGACCAGCGGCAGCACGTCGCCCATGTTGATGGCACCGAAGGCGTAGACGCCCGGTCGCAGGTTGACGGTGTAGCTGGGCACCAGTATCCCGTTCAAAGCCAGGTCGCCTTGCGCTTTGTCGTTAAGGGTGGATTGGATGGTGACGTCGGAGGCGTCGTCGCGGCCCATCCACAGGCCGATGGGGATGCTGGTGACGTTGTTGGTGTCAGAGTTCCAGGCTTCGGCGTACAACTGGGGCACGCTGGGATCCGACGAGCCGTTATTGCCGATCACCCGCCAGTAGTTGGCGTAGTCGCCGCTGGTGACGGTGCGGGTCAACGATGAGACGGTGGAGCCGTAGACGAGTGCCGGCGCGGACCGGGTGACCCCCTGGTAGGGGTAGAAGATGCGCAGCAGGTCGTAGTTCGTTTGCCGTCCGTCGGTGCCGTAGGCGGTGCCCGCGGCCAGCACGTCATAGTCGAAGCCGCCGATCACCGCGGCCAGGTCGGCGAGCGACTGGCCGATCTCGGTGGAGGGCAGGTAGGTGCGGTCCCGCAGTTGGCCCGACAGGGCGCCCCGGGCGCTTCCGTCGGGATTGCAGCGCTGGACGACCAGGGGCAGGTAGCTGCCGGGGGCGAAGCCGGTCCCACTCGACGACACGCTGGTTTTGGCGGTGGTGACGAAATCGGCGGCGATGCTGTCCTGGTCGCGTTGGACGACGTTGTAGGTGGTAGTGAACAGACGCCGGGCGAGCATGGCGGAGTAGTCCTGGCAGACGAAGTTGACCGAGTGGGCGTCCTCGGTGAGCTGGTCCTCGGACTGGGTGACCACGCCCCGGAACATGCTGACCTCGCGGCCGACGGTGTCGTCCCAGCGCATGGCCATCACGTCGGTCATCAACTCCACCACGGCCTGAGCCGCGGAGGAGCGGCCGTCTACGGTGAAGGTCAGCTTGGCCGGCTGGTTCCAGAGCATCTCCAGACGCCGGGAGACGGCCTGGGTCAGCTCGGCGATACCCAACGTCCCGTAGGCGGTGTCTACGAACGGGCGAGCGAGCAGCAGAAGCCGCCAGATGCCCTCGCCGGCGGCCACCGGGTAGGTGCCGGGCGCGGCCATGGGCTCGACGCCCGGGCCGGGCCCGCTAACGGGAGCGCGGCCGGCGGGCCAGCTCATGAGATGTAGCCCTCTTGCCAGGAGGCCACCACCTGGGTGCTGCCCGAAGTGGAGTTACCGGACGAGAACATGGTGGCGTAGTTGGGGCTGGGGCCGATGCCCAGGAACCGGGTGACGTTCCAGTCGATCTGCGATTGGACGGAGCTGCCGTCGCTGAGCACGGCGGTCTTGTTGGCCGAGTCGACGTCCACCCACTGGCCTGAGCCGATGGTGAAGGTGGGCAGGAAGTAGATGAAACCGTTGGCCAGGCTGCTGCCCGACTGGGTGTAGGTGTTGACGGCCAGGCGGCCGCCGGTGACCGGCCCGTAGAAGCGGTAGACCGGGAAGATCAGGGTGTCGCCGCTGGGGCGGATGACCCCGGTCGATGGCGCCGCCGAGCCGGGCGGGTAGATGCGGTTGGGGACCAGGTTGTATTGCCGTCCCGGCGGCGACGAGCTTCCCATGTAGCTGGTGGCGGTGTGGATGATGCCGTCGCGGGCGATGGGGTCGGCGGCGACCCACTGCAATTGGATGTCGCGCTGGTTGGGGCCGGCGATAGGCCACGAGTAGTTGCTGGCCCGCAGGGTCAGGGTCCGTTCGGGGGTGCCGGGCCGGTCCAGCACGTAATGCAGCACCGGCCGGACCGACGGCAGCATGAACGGGGCGAAGCTGTCGGCCACGTCGTCGATGCGGGCGCCGGCGCCGGCCAGAGCGGTGATGTTGGCGGACACCACCCGGGACCCGAAGAATCTGGTGCGGTCGTCGATGCCGTCCTGGTCGGGGCGGTTGTTGACCACCTCCCGCACCTCGGGGAAGCCGAGGTCCAGCTCGGTGCAGAAGTAGCCTTTGCTGGCGTCCTCCAGCAGCAGCGTTTGGGATCCCAGGACCAGCCAGGCGGAGCGGACGCAGGCGGCCATCAGATTCTCGCTGTCTGGACGTACCAGGCGGTTTTGCGCATGAAGGTTTCGATGTCGACGTCGCTCGAGAAGTGGGCGTCGTTGATGATCACCGCCGGGCCGGTGCGGCCCGGGGCGGGGCTGATGGCTTCGCCGGCGTGGGCGTAGACGATCCCCGACCGGGTGATCAGCCCGCCCTGGTCCAGATGCGGGATGTGCGGCACGCCGATGGTTTCGCCGCCGATGTGGATCGGCCCGGCGTTGATCTTCGGCAGCTGAAAGTGCAGGCCGTTCCAGATGTCGATGATCCCATTCACCATGCCCCGGAAGGCGCCGAGGATGCCGTCCCACATGCCGGAGGCGAGCCGCGAGATCTGGCCGGGCAGCCGGGAGAACCATCCGATCACGCCGTCCCAGACCCGGGCGATGGCCTGCCAGGCGGACACGAACGGGGCGGTGATGTAGCCGGTGACGGTCCCCCAGGTGGTGGCGAACCAGCGCAGGACGGCGGCGGCGCCGGCGGTGATCTCGCCCCAATGTCGGTAGATCTGGTAGGCGGCGGCGGTGATCGGGCCGAGCAGGATCGACAGCAGCAGCGGCCAGTTCGTTTTGATCCAGTTCCACACGTCGAGGACTACCGCTTTCATGGCCTTCCAGATGGTGTTCCAGTTGCGGTAGATGAGGTAGGCGGCGACGACCAGGGCGCCGATGGCGGCGATGATCAGCAGGATCGGGCCGAGGGCGAGGCCTTCGGAGACGGTGGCGGCGTCGGTGGCGGCGGTGGCGGCCTCGGTGGCCGTGGTGGACGCTTCGGTGACCTTCTTGAACGTCTTCGAGATGGCCGACGCGGTTTCCATGGCCCCGCCGGCCAGGGTGGTGGCGGCGCCGGCGGCGGTGATGGCCGGCCCGTACTTCTGCCCGAAGGTGGCGGCGGCGTCCTCGACGCGGGCTTTGATGGCGTTCATGTGGCAGGCGAACGTGTCGGCCGCGGCGGCGGCCTGGCCGTGGAGTTTGGCCGACAGCTCGGTGACCGCGCTGCCCTGGTTTTTGGTGGCGTTCTTGGCCGCCTCGGTCGCCGCGGCCAGCCGCTGGTGGGCGCCGACCGCCGTCTGGGTGGCGTCTTTCACTTTCTGTTGGGCGTCGCGGAGGCGGATGGCCTCGGCGACGGTCAGCTTCTTTTTGCCGGCGTCGAGAGCTTCGATGTCGGCCAGATGCTGTTTCGCTGATGCCAGCGCCTTGTCGGCCGCCTGGGCCTGTTTGGTGGCGGTCGTCAAACCTTTCTGGATATTGCCGGCTTTGGTGACGGTGATGCCGAACTCCTTCAGGAGTTTGGCGTTCCCGTTGTAAACCTTGCCCAGCTGGGTGGCGGCGGTGCCGAGATCCTCGTGTTTGGCCGCGGCCAGGTCGGTGGCCGTGTTCAGCAGCTGTAACGCTTTGGTCGGGTCGCCGGTCGCCTGGGTGAGTACCCGCAGGGCGTCCTGGGTTTGGTTGGCGGTGTTGCCGAAGCGCTCCTGGTGTTTGATCGCCGCTTCGATCTTCTTTTCGTAGTCGTCGTAGCTTTTGCCGGTGGCTTCGACGGCGGCCTGAAGCTGCTGGTGGGCGGCCTGGTCTTTCGAGCCGATGGCCTGCAAGCCGAGCCCGACGCCGGTGAGGGCGCCGCCGACGCCCAACATGACCTTGCCGATGGTTTTGCCGTGCTCGGAGATCTTGTCGAGGGACTCGTCGACCGCCGACAGTGATTCGCCGAACGGGCCGAGCAGCCCGGCCCGGTTGAGGGTGCCGAGCATCGACGAGAAGGCGCCGTGGATCGTCGACGCCGCCGAGGACGCCTTCTTGCCCGACGACGTGAACGCCTGCTCCAGGTTTTTGAGGTCGCCGAGGACCCGGACGACGATCGACGGGCCGGCCATCGTCTACCGGCGGGCCGGGCGGTTGGCGCGGTTGGCGCGTTCGATGTGGCGGGCCTCGTTCTGCATCAGCCGGACCATGGCGTCGAAGGTTTCGTCGTCGGCTACGTCGTCGGGATGGACACGCCAATACCGCCAGAAGGCGGCAGCAGCGTCGGCGAGCTGCCGTCGGTAGGGTCCGCTTCGGTGACGTCTACCTCCACGTCGTAGGCGTGCAACCACAGGCTGGTCGCGTCCCGGTCCGGGTGGTCGCGGACCAGCGCCCGGAAGGCGATGATCCGGAACGGCTGGGCCGCGGCGAGTTCGCCGAACGGGGTCGGCTCGATCCGGCCGAGCTGATCCAACAGCCGCTGGGACGGCAGCCGGCGGGTGAACGCCCCCGACACCTCGACCCGGTCGGGCAGCGGGGCGGTCCCGTTGGTGTGCTCAGTCATGGACCGCCCCCGGCGAGCTGGTGGTGTTGGTCCACACCCGGCCGGACCCGAACACCTCGTTTATGGCCCGGGTGTACTCATCGGCCGCTTTGTCGGCCAGGCCGCGCGCCGCCGGGAACAGATACCGGCCGCCCTTCACGAACTCGCGTGACGACGGGAACGGCCGGCGGCGCAGCCCACCGAACTCCATCCATCCGGCGAAGGGGACCGGTTTGCCGCCCATCCGCACCGCCGCCCCCGACCGGTAGGCCGACGCCCGGATGCTGTTCGCCAGCGCCCCCGGCTGGTGGGTGCGGCCCGGCCGGCGGGACGACGTCGGGATCCGGGTGCGCGCCGCCGGCACGATCGGCTGGACCGCCTGGTAGCCGGCCCGTTTCATGGCGTTGAACAGCGGCCCCTTGTCGTCTTTGGTCATGGCGTCGACGTCCTTGCGCAGCGCGGTCAGACCTTTGATCTGTACCGCCGGGGCGGGCATCAGGCTTTACCGGCCACCCAGGCCGACCCGGACCAGTGGGCGGCCAGCAGGTCGGCGGTGATCACATACTGGCCGACCGTCCAGGCGGTCGCCGGCGCCGCCGTGACCCCCGTCAGGGCGGCGAGGGTGGCCGGCACCGTCGACCCGGGCGGGGTGTAATAGCCGGGCGCCCCCGCCGACGCCCCCGTCGCCGCCACCGCCCCGGTGTTCTTCGTCCACGGGCCGGTGGCGGTCCAGTCGATGTCGACCTCGGAGGCGTTGCCGGCCTGGCCGCCGAACACGTTGTACGGCAGCGGGATCAAAAGCCCCGCATATTCGGGGTTGTTCGCCGCCGCCGGCCTCGAGGCGTAACCGCGGACCTTGAACGTCGCCAGCGTGCCCGCCGACGCGTAGGCGGCCACCGCCGCCGACAGGGTGGCGTCGGTGCCGCCCGGGTCGAAGGACTGGGCGAACTTGGCCACAAAATGGTATTTCGCCGGGCCCGGATATTCCTGCACCCCGCAGAACGTCGTCAACGTGATCGGGTTGTTATCGACCTGCAAGTCGACCTCCAGCGACAAGCACTTGAGGTTCACGCCGTTGATCTCCACATAGGTGTCGGTCATCATCAGCGGCTGGGCGTTCGCCGGGGCCGGGTCGGCGTAAACGACGGGGGCGTCGAGAGTGTCAACGTCGGACATTGGTTCTCCTCACATTCGGGCGTTCAGGATCAGCTCTTCGGTCAGAAAGTCGGCGCCGGCGATGTTCACGATCCCCCGGGGGCGCTGCTCGGTCGGCCGGCAGATCTGCACCACCCCGCCCAACGTCGGGTCGGCCTCGACCGCCTGGCGGGCCTGGCCGATCAGCCCGTCGAGGGTGTCGTCGGCGCCGACGCCGACCGCGGCGGTGACCGACCAGGTGATCTCGTCGACCGCGAACGCCGGCTGGTGGAACATCACCGTCGGGCGCATGATCACCAGCGCCGGGGCGTTCATCGACGACGGCGGCGACTCGAACACCGCCACCAGGTCGCCGGTGCCCGCCTCGAGCACGTCCGCCAACGCCGACGCCGCCGACGGACGGTCCCAGCTCACCCGAACACCAGCGGGCCGAGACTCGAGTACAGCGACTCGATGTCGGCGTCGAAACGGCCGACCCGGACGATCCCAGCGTCCCCGAAACCGAGAGTGCCGTCGATCGAATCCCGCCGCCGGTACAGGCGCGCCGCGTGGATCAGGCACGCCTGGTGGGCAGCGTCGGGCAGCAGGGCGGTGTCCGCCGGGTAGGTCCAGTCGACGGTGACCGAACCGTCAGGGTTGGTAGTCGAGGTCTGGCCCAGGCGGCGCATGCCGAAATCCACCGCCGCCGCCAACGCGGTTTGGATGATGCCGTCCTCGGTCGGGTCGGGCTGTAGGCGCAGCAGCGCCCGAACCTCTTTCAGGCTCGGCCAGGCCGCCATCATGCGCTCCGGTGGATGCCGATACCACCGTCATAGGTGCCGAAGCCTCCGGTTGGAGTGAAGGCGGTCGGTGGCGGACCGCTGACACCGGCGACATAGAGGGCTAAGGCGCTCGGGTTGTTGGCCGAATAGCCGAGGTTGAGGATGCCAAAGCCGCTAGTGCCGCCGGTACCGGCACCGCTCGCCCATCGAAAGCGATTGGCCAGAGTGGCGGCCTGGTCGACCGCGGCCACGCTAAACCAGGTGTTGGCCGGCACCACCAGTGGCGTACCGAGAGTGAGCACCTTTTGTCCGGTAGCGCCGGTCATGGGGATCGACCCGCAATCCAAAAGCAGGTCAGCCCACTTAACCCCGGCAGTCCACGCCATCGGCTGGGTCTGATTGACAGGCTTATAAATCCCTACCCGGGTGATAGCGGCCGCGTCGCCGGCCGCGGTCATATAGGCGTCCAGCTTGTCAATGGTGACACCCGTTGGGCCTGAGTGGTACGGGACGCTGACGAAGAGGATCTGATTCTGCCCGACCGACTGGACGGCCCCGGTAGCGATCGGGTTGCCGTACCAGGAGCCGACAGCCGAGGGCGTGTAGGGCAGGGCGCTCAGACCAGGCGGCCCCTGCGGGCCGGTCGCGCCCGCGGCGCCCTGCGGCCCGGTAGCGCCCTGCGGGCCGGTCGCGCCTGGAGCGCCCTGCGGACCGGTCGGCCCTTGCGGCCCTTGCGGCCCTTGCGGTCCGGGCAGGCCGGCCAGGACGGTGGCGTCGACGACGATCGGCGGCGGGGCGATCTCGGTGACGTCGACGACGACGACGGGCGGGACGGCGGTCATGTCGAGTCGGTGATGTCGCCGGTGACGGTGACGTTGCCGGCCAGCACGGTCACGGTCCGCCCGTCGGGGTAGGTGAGCTGCAAATCCCAGCCGCCGGTCGGGGCCGTCTTGGAGGCGGCGGCGGGCAGCTGGACGTCGACGGTGTTCGGCAGGTTGACCACGCAGACCATGGCCACGATCGTCGACCCGGCTGAGCGGTCGCGGATTTCGGCTTTGACGACCACGCCGGTCAGGTCGACGGGCTGGGTTTTGGCGGCGTCGGCCCACAGCCGGAACTGCCAGTGGTAGCTGTCACCCCGGTAGAGGCGCAGCGGGTAGGCGGCCGGGCCGGGCGTCGTCGGCGTCGACGCCGGCAGGGTCGCCCGGGCCATGACCCTGGTCATGCGTATGTGAAACCGTTGGCGACGGTGACGTTGCCGCGCGGGTTGGCGACCACCACCGCCACCGCCCCGGCCGCGTGGGCGGGGCTGATGCAGGTGATGGTGCTGTCACCGACGACCAGAAAGCCGGTGGCCGCGGTGCCGCCGAAGGTAACCCCGGTCGACCCGATCAGACCTTCGCCGGAGATGGTGACGCCGGTGCCGCCCGCGATGGGCCCGCCGGGCGGGGCGATCGAGTCGACCCCCGGCGTCGCGGCCAGGGCCCCCCACTGGTCCTTGCGGACCAGCAGGGTGGTGGCCCCGGGGTACCAGCGCCAGGTACCCGGCAACGCCAGCGCGGCAGGGAAGTCGGTGCCCGGGGCGCTCGAGGTGGCCTGACCCCACGACCCGGCCTGTTTGATCGTCCAGACCACCGGGGCTACTTGCCGGCCTTGGCCGGCGGGGCGGCCTCTTCGGTCGGGGCGTCCACCGGGGGCAGGTCGAGCATGGTCGGCATGCCGGACGGGGCCGTCAGCGGGATGATGCCCGTCGGGGCCAGCGTCCCGAACGCCACGTAGCCGCCGTAGGCGACCTGCACGCCGAGGATGGACGGTTCGATCACCGAGAGCAAACCGATCACCTCCTCGTACACCTCGTAGAGCGCGGAGGCGCCGACCATGCACGTCCCGGCCGCGAACGTCGGGACCACGATGCGGGGCAATCCCAGCAGGTCGCCGGCAAACGACGACAGCGCCGACGTGCCGGGGGCGCCCATCTCCGAGGTGCGGTCCTGGGGGATCGCCACCCGGGCCACGTCGACCAGCGAACCCAAAGCGGCCCACACGTCCAGCGAGCACCAGATCCGGTCGGGCATGCGGAACGACGCCTGGTAGGCATGCATGCCGGCCGTGTACAGGGCCAGCGTCCAGCCCTTCAGGTCGTTGGTGGCCACCGCCACCGGGGTCGCCGTCGACGCCGACTTGAACGCCGCCGCCACCGCCGTCTCGGTCTGCACCGCATACACGTCGGCCAGGTCCTTGATCAGAATGTCCCACGCCCCCGGCGAGGTCCAGTCGATGTCCTGGCGGGAAATGTCGACGGTGCCGCCGTAGGTGGCCTTCGTGAAACTGACCGGGCTGATGGTCATCTTCTGCGACGGCAGCTGCGTTTTCTCTCCGGCCTGGACGCCGACCGTGGTGTGCTGGGTGATCTTCGGCCGGCTGAACGTCGCCCCCGGAATCCCCGCCAACGCCTTAGCGCCGCCCAGCGAAGAAATAAGCGGCCGGTTGTTGTCGATCAGGTCAACGACCGCCCCCACGATCGGGGTCGGCAGGATACCGGTGGTGTCCGACGTCTTCTGGTCGGCGACCACCCGCATCTGCATGATCCGGGCGGCCGCGGCCGGGTCCGGGTCGGAGTGCATGCCCCGGGCTTTGATCAGATCCACCACATACTCGCCGGCGCTGCGATAAATCGGGGTGCGGTCGCCGCCGTCGACCCGGCGGGGCTGGGCGGCCAAACCTTGCGGGCGGGGCAGCGCCCCAACGGCGGCCTCATGGTTGTCGCGGAGCTTCTCGAACTCCTCGAGCGGGGCGATCTGGGCGTTCAGCTCGACGATGCGCTGGCGGGCGGCGTCAAGGTTTTTCACCTCGGCGTCGACCAGATCCCGGGCTTCGGTTTCGACCCGGTCGAGGGTCTGATCGATGAAAGTGATCTGCTCCTGGCGGGCGATCAGCAGACGTTCAAGGACGGCGTTCGGCATATCTGGCACCTCATTGGTCGGACGGGTTGATCCTCGACAGACGGTGGTGCCTCAGGTGCCCCTGTCCCGTGGTGCCCGGGTGAGCGGTGCTCGGCGCGGGTCCGGCGGCGGGGCGGCGTGGGTCCGGCGGCCTTCAGTCGAGAAGGGTAGCGCGCTCCGTCTGCCACAGGCGTTGATAGGCGATCAGTCGAGACTGGTCGGCCCGGGCGCGGCGATAGTTGCGGACCGAGAGCACCTGGGCGTCGGCATACGCGGGGGTCGGGACGATCGACGTCTCGACCAGCCGGGCCTCGATGCGGGTGATGCGGTCCATGTGGTCCTCACCCAACAGCGGCTGGTAGTTGGTATCGGCGCATTGATCTGACGTGGACCGGACGCCGACGAACCCGATCGACAGGAATGCCAGCTCTCCTGATTTCGCCATGGCCGCGGCCCTCTGGGCGTTCGGCGAGTCGTTCAGTTGCCACGTCCCGTACAGGCCGTCATCTTTCGACACCCACCGCGTCGCCAAGCCGATCGGCCACCTGTCCTCCTGACCATGGAACAGCATCAGCGGCAGGGCGGCCGCGGTCTCGCGGATGGATTTGGCGAACGCTCCTGGCTTGAACTGCTCCAGGTAGGCGCCGACGTTCGCCCACGTGTTGTAGGGCACCGCCCGGCCCTCGATCCTCGTGAACCGGCCGACACTCTCGATGGCGTCGTGGCGGAACTCGAAGACGGCATGTTCTGGCTCGAGGACCATCGTCATTTCTGCTGATCCTCCTCCTCGGAGTCGTCGGCCGGTTTCTGGTCGGCCGGCATCATCGGCGGCGGTTTCGGCGCCGCCGGCGGCGGTTTCGGCTTCGGGGCCGGCCCGGACAGATCCAGCGGGCTGCACATCAGATAGGCCCGGCACTCGTCGGCGGTGGCGATATCGGCGGCGACCAAGGTGGACAGGGCGACGGCGGTGGTCGGCAGATCCTCTCGCAGCAGCTTGTCCCGC